AGCCCAATGCAGGTCGATCCCGACCCACCAACAACATTGCCAGTTATTGTAGCCGTTCCCGTAGCATTTGAAACTCCTGCGCAGGACAGCCCCGATCCACCGGTGCAATTCCCTGTGATGTTTAATGTTCCGGTGGAGTTGTTATTAGCACCAAATGATCCGCTGCCACTTGGAGATGTCCCACCGGTGCAATTTCCTGTGATGTTTAATGTTCCAGTGGAGTTGTTATTAACCCCGTGTGATTGTTGAGAAAGACCGCCACCAGTGCAATTCCCTGTGATATTTAATGTTCCAGTCGAGGTGTTAGTGCCTCCATGACAAAATTGGTGGGGAGCCAAACAATTGCCTGTGATGTTTAATGTCCCGCTTGATGTATTGGCTGCGGCAGGGGTATTAGGGACCGATCCGCCGGTGCAGTTACCGATTATCGATCCCGAGGCTGGAGTTGCGGCAGTAAACTGCACGCAAGTTGATGTGCTGGAAGATTTATTAGTCACATTTGCTGTGAGTGTTATTCCGCTCGCTAAAATAAATGTGCCTGTGCCTGCGTTTGAAACTTCGTAACAAGTTGCATTTGCGCTGATAGTGATAGTGTGACCCGTCGAGGCACGCGCCTCGTCGCCAACGGTAGGAACAACGCCACCCACCCATGTTGCTCCCGCATTAAAATTGCCGGTTGCGGCAGATACGATGAGTGCCATGTCTTAAAGTCCTTTCGTGCTGATTAGGGTTTGTAGAGCGGTTTGAATCGCGGCGACGGCGGTTTGCTCGGCGGGGTCTGCGATCTCGGAGAAGCTACCTCGCAGGATGCTGATCGCGAATTCTGGCGCGGTGACGACCTCGCCCGCCTCGATGCGTGTAGGCGTGAGGAGCAAGTTGATACAAGCGTTCTGGCTGCCGTCACTCTCATACCGGCCCGATATGGCCAAATTGAGCGAGAATTTGTCGTAGGATTTGCCGTTGATTTCGATGGGGTTGGTAGCGTTCATGGTGTTGGATTTTTTGGTTTAAGAAAATTGGAGTGAACTGCGGTTATTCCAGGCTCCGAGTGCCGAGGCTTCGGCGGTCACATTGCCGTTGGCGTCTGTGGTGGTGCGGGCGATGTCCCAGAGTGGGGAGTCGTAGATGGACCCGCTGTTTGGGAAATCGGAGTAGGCGAGTTTGCCGTAGAAAAGATGGTTGCCGATGATGTCGAAGACTTCGACTTTATCGGGCACGGGACGAGTGCCGATGCGGTAGACATTACCGGCGGCGTCTTTGGAGTAGAGGCAGCGGTCGGTGAGGTTTTGGAGGATCTCTCCGATGCCGAGCTGGTCGCTGGTCGGAATACGGCCGGCGATTGAGGATTTTTTCGGGACGATTTGAGTTGCCATGTGGCGGATTTATTCGGCGGATTTTTTTAGACTCCCCCCGCTTGGCGAGGCGCTATGGAGCGCCCCGCCGGGGAGTGGTTGCGGTCTTAGTAAGTTCCGCCATCGATGACGCTCTCCATCGCGGAGATACGACTTTCGTGGTCGGCCACGTCTGCCTCGAGGGATGTGAGGCGGCTGTCACTGGACACGCCTTCCAAGCTCGTGATGCGGTTCGACAACGATGTGTCGGCTGTCGCACGTGTGGAGGCTTCGGCTGTTACGAGGCCGGTGACGGTCACGATCGCGGCGGCTCTTGTGCTGGCCTCGGAATCGACATTTGCCTGCACACCGGAGATCGCGCTCTGGCGGTCTGCCACTTCGTCAAGGATGTCTTGCTCGGCTGCGGAAACTCTGGTGGTCAGCGCGGTAGCTGCCGACACCACACCATCAACACGCAGGTCGAGAGCGTCGTCGCCGGATTCGCGGCTGGCTGCCTCTGCGTCGATCGCGTTGTTGATCGAGAGGATGGCGGCTGCGAGCGCGTTGTCGTTTGTGAGGTCGACCGAATTGATGAGGGTGACGATTTCCGCGAAGGTGTCTTTATCAGCGGATGAGGCGGAGAGGATCGCATCGATGCGGCCTTTCTCAGTCGTGATTTTGCCGTCCAATGCATTGTCGCCGGACACGCGAGCGGAGGCTTCGGAGCTGACTGCCGAAGCCCGGTCGAGGAGCTCTTGGGCGAGGTTCGCAGCGATGACGCCTTCAGCTGAGGTGGCCCGTGTGACCTCGTTATTCAGCGATGTGGTGATGCTGGAATCCGAGTTCGAACGCAAAAGTGCCTCGGCTGCTACTGCGTCAGAAACGAAGGTCTTCTTAGCGAAGATGTGCTCGCCGCCGATTGGCAGGACGCCTTCGGCTGTGCCGATGAAAAAGGATTTGTTTGTCGTGTCGAATGCAACTTCGCCGACTTGAAGCGAGACCGGCGTGCCGGAACCGCGTTTGATTTTGAGGATGGGATTAGCCATGTGTTTTTTTGGTGTTGGTGGTTTGGGTTACGTTGCTGGGGTGAGTGTCAAAAAGTTCCGCAGTCCACGACTGGGATAAGGAGCGCGTAGCTGCTCGCCGCTTCGCTCCATCGCCAGGGGAGGCCGGTATCGAGCGCGACGTAGAGACGCTTAGTGCGGCCGGTGCTCGGAAAGGCGGAGCGGTCGGGATATTCGACAATCGCGTTCGTCTCTTCTGGCAGGACGAGCGTGAAGCTGGAGAGGTCGAGACTTTGGCTGAGGTTGCTCTCGGTGATTGTTGTCATGCGAATGCGAGAGTCTCCCTGTTGAGCCATGAGCCTGTGGCGGTGGCAGTGGCGAGCACGCGGCCGGCGGCTGAGAGCGTGCTGCGTTTAATAGTCCAGCTTGTGGCGGTCTCTGGCAGGGCTGGAGCGGCAGGGCGGTCGGTATTGAGCAGGCGCCCGCTGTAGGTCGTGAGGCCGTTGGCCGAGGTGTCGAAGGCGTAAAGGTAGAGCGTCGGGTCAATCGGCGGCTGGACGCTGCGGAGTCCCAAGGCGGTGAAAACGATCTGCTGGCCGGCAGCAGGATAGCCGTCGAAAATGATGGTGCCGGATGCGAGGTTGACCGTGTAATCGGTCGCTGGGTTTTGCGTCACGCCGTTGAGCGAGACGAGAACGGCAGAGGGATCGGAGCTTGCGAGGCCGCCGACTGAGTAGGTGTCTGTGAGGCCGTCTGCGGTGTGCGTGGTCGTGGTGATCGAAAGGCCGGGGGCTGAGGCTACGATGAAGTCCGAGAGGCCAGTGATGCTTGTCGCGGGGTGCGTGTGAGCGGATGGCGCAAAGGTTGCGGGTTTGCCTGTGAGGCTGGACCAATCGACAGGCGGCGAGACTGCTACGACGGCGCTGGCAAAGTCGGTGATGTCGCTTGCCGCGTGCGTGTGGAGCTTGTCGGCCTTGGAGAGTTCAACCCAGAGCTTGAATGCGGGCGAGGCGGCGGGATCGAATGCGGCCCAATAGCTGGTGCCGGGTGGGTAGCCTGGATTAGGTTCGCCGGTGCGGACGTAGAGCGCGCCGTTGTAGCTGACGACTTGGCCGGGATAGTAGTCGCCTCCATTGTCGTAGGCTCCGAGATAGTTGACCGGCTCGGGCTGGAGTGCGGTGTCGGCCTTGGCACCTTGTGCGGCTGTGGCTTTTCCGTTGATCTGGGTCTGGAGACTGCCGATGGATGCGGCTGCTTCGGCAATACTGTCGAGCGCGGCGGGGTCGAGATTCGCGGCGAGGTGGTCTATGCGAAGACCGAGGGCGGTATCTGCGGAGGCAAGAGCGGCGAGGTCGGCAGGTAGGCCGGTGATCTCGCTCTTAAGGTGCGTGTGCGCAGTGGCCGGGAATGTCGCAGGCTTGTCCAGCACGCTGGCCCATGTGGGAGGCGGAGCGAGTTCCGCGATGGCTTGCGCGGTGCGCAGAGGCGTCATCCATTTTGCGTTGTCGGTGCCTGTGGTGGCTTCTGCCTGCGTGGCCTTGCCGTCTGGAATCGCTTCGGGCGTCTGCTCGGTGCCGAGGATAACGCTGTTCTGGATTTCGACGGCGAGCGTGGCTGTGCGCGTGGTTTCGCCTGGCACGCTCCAGCGGATCTCAAGGAGCGCGGAGACGCTGGCAGGGTTGGCGGAAAAAGCGGCCTCGAGGGGGACTGTATTAAGGTTTAGGGCGGGTGGTTCCCCTGAGGCCAAGGCGAGAAAATTGGAGTCGGAAAAGGTCTTCTTGAGCGCAACCGTGGTCGTGGTGCCTGCGGGCATGGATGCGACCGCCCCACGGGCGACAAAGGCGACCTCGACGGCGAGCGAGTCGCGGCGTTTGAGCACAAGCCTGTCGAGTGCGACATTCGATGCCGCGCTCTTGACGAGCTGCTTTTTTGAGGTGTCTAAGAAAAACTTCATGCCGCTTCTCGCGGCGGCATGTCAAATCTCCGAGTGGCTCAGGGAGCGGGTGGGACGGCTTCCCACTTGCCGAGCGGGCATCGCTCGGTTGCCATGCGGAGCTTGGCCCATGTGCTGCAACCGCACTTGCGACAGCGGCCCGTGGCGTTGAGTGCCTGCGCGTCCCATTCGGGACAGGCGCGGCAGGTGGCTTCGCGGCTGGCGAGTGCTTCGGGTGGGGTGGCGGCGAATCCGGAGCGGGCGAAGCGATGCGCGGCGTGGCCGAAGCGTGCGAGCATTTTGCTATCAAACTTTGTTCCTGTTGGGGAAGTCGTTCGACAAAAATAATTCAATTCCCGTTTTAAACTTTCAGACGGAAGAATAAGTTTTTTAGGATATGTGATTTGATCCCAAAGTTCAAAATCCTGTCGATAGATTTTACGAAGCTCTGACTCCTCAACGGGAGATTCTTGATTTCGATTGTAAATAACAGGGGGCTCACCAAGACCCATCTCTTGCCAAAATTCTCCAATATGATCCGAAGCACGCCATGCGTAAACTGGCTCATCGTGATTAAGCAAATATCGAGATTGCGGGAAAAAATGGAACGAAGGAAACGAAGGGAAAGGAGCAAATTTGTTGTTAGCTTTTAAAATTTGCAATGCCACTTCTGGTGCAATTTTATCTTCACGACAGGCGGCGTAAAATTTAGTTATCGGATTGCCAACTAATAGGGCAACTTTCGCGTTAGGAATCGTCTGATTCGGTAATATAAATTGTTGACGAGTCGAGACGGTTTTCTCGGATATTCGTTCAGCAATAATCGAAGAAAAAACCTTAAAATTTTGGGCAATGTTCCATCCATTTCTTTCTAAAAAAAGCATGAAATTTTGCATTTGGTTATTATGCGTTGGCTTCATGTGGAAGGATTAGGGGAAAAACTCATACTCCATGTTGAGCCAACATCATAACCGATATAGGCACCAAGTAATAAGAAGGAACCACCTTCGCCTGAACTATAATTTTTACCAGCGTTTTTGTATACATTGACACAAATTGTTGTGCCATTTCCAACCGGACACATTACATATCCAGATACATATAAATAGTATTTACCTATTTCAGAAAATACTATTAAAGAAATTCCTGTAGAACTATATACTGGCGTAGCAGGAGGAGCCCCCGGCGGACACTGTGACCCATAATAAGAGCAATCATTTATACAGGTTGGACTTTCAGAATATCCCTCACCTCTAAAAATATACGTCCCTACTCCATCGGTGCATGTATTCGGTGGGACACTAATGGAATCCGAATAAGAAAAGCTGCAAGCGAATGGCCCGTAAGCCATATTTATATAAGATGACCAGCTGATTGTTCCGCCTAATTGGAAATTATCAAATTCTGCCTTACTAATTTCATACGAGGTTTCAGAATTAACTGGCACATAATAGCCATATTCATCATTGAAGGAAATTGGCCCACAAAGACCCCCCCCACAACACGCGCACCCGACGGCGCGGAGGCCGCCGTCGGTTTTGAGCTTGATGGCTCCCGTTGATGTGCGGCCGAGGGTCATGTTAGCATTCCTCTGTTGCGATCCATTCGGCCGTGCCGTTATTTGATGAAAGGACGAATCGGCCAGAGGTCGGGGGATGCGGGACGCAGAG